CATGGATCTAAAATTTCCGAATTGAAAGTAAAATCTTCTCTTATACTATCAGAAATATGTGAAAAATATTTTTCAGTTTGAAAATATCCATATAGATTTACATTATCTGGACAGTTCTCAACATAATTCCAATCATAATTGAAATGTTTTTCTTGATAATAATTTCCAGGAAGAATTTGTTTTTTATTCAAATTGCCCAGATTAAACGCTTCAAATAATTGATGATCATTCCATTCATCTTTAAATTCTGATGCTGGTATGCAAAATTCATATCCCTTCAATGTAGCAATGCCTCTAAGTGCTGCATATTGGAACATTTGATTTCCAAGTCGCCCATGACGACCTAAGTGATTAAATCCGATCATAAGAACTTCAAAATATTATTTACACGATTAATAAATGTGTGATTATCTCTCACAAACATCATAGCATCTTTCATATTAATTGTCCGATTCTGTTCGGCATTTAATAGATTTTGATACAATGTTTGGGGAGTTCCACCAAATACAACATAATCTCCCAGTGCCCTCTTAACATATGGAGAATTAGTTCCAGTAATTCTACCATAACTAATGTTTTTCCACATTCTGCATGGAATATATCCACATTCCAAGTGCCAATCACTTCTAAAATCTGGACATAAAAATGATTCTCTTATCAATTGAACATTTTCTTCATGACTTACATGTTGAGTGAATACTTTAAATTCTACTCCAAAATCATGATCTAATAAAGTTGCAAATTCTTCTGCCCACCAAGGGCCTTGCTCATAAAGCATTGCAACATAATTTAAAGTTTTTCTTGAAGGATTAAAAGGAACATATCCATCAATGTTAATCTCGGATGGAAGTAAATCAGTTCCCCAACATTGATAAAGAGTTCTAGTACTATTATCCCAATATGCTAGATCTTCAACCTTTTCATGAACTTCTTCCCTAGGAAGATAATTGCCAAGTTTTAAAATATTCTCATATGGAATTCCAGCAGAAGTTAATTTTTCAGTATCAAGATGATGAGTAATATACTTACAATTTGATATTCTGGGCATATCATCACTACATGATCCTTCAACAAAAAAGACCGCATCTGAAAAATCAACCGAACTCAAATCATCTTTACTATCTACCCAATAAGTTTCATATCCAAGATACTGAAATGCTTTATTATATGAACTATGGATATAACTGTGGGTTGATTCATGGAGTTTATGCCTCCAAATTATAAATTTCATAATTGAGTACCTGGAGGAAGAATATGATGAAATCCAAAAGGTTTTATACCTTCTGTTTCCGACATCTGTTTTTCATGAGAAAATTTTGCTGCAACTTCTACAGGAGCAAATTTACATCCTAAGGTTTCATATATGTGTCGATTATGAACACAAATATTACCATCCTCAGCAAAATTATTAGCATTCATATGCTTATAAAAATTACCATAGTTAACATCAAAATGCACATATGCATTTTTAGGAACATCTAAAAGTTTTTTACTTCTCAAAGAAAATCCACCATTACCAACTCTTTGATGATTACCAAATGGATCAATATAAGCATCTTCACTAAATTGCCAAGGGGCGCCAATATAATCATATTCCAACCAGGAATTATCCCACATTTCTGGATTGATTACAAAACTATCAGGTTGAATCACTAAACAATGCGAAGTATTCACATGATTAGTTAAATTGTAAATGCAATAATAACTATATTCATCTTTAGATTTTATTTCATAACATTCTTCATATGAAATGAAGTCTGGTAAATCTTTAGGTTTTTGATGAGATATTAATTTAACTTCCCCAAAATTAATTTTTTCCGTACTTTTATAAAATGAATAATAAACTCTATCCATTTGTACGGAAGAAGTGCAAATTAATGTAACCTGTGGCAAATCAATCATTTGAGACATAATTGCAAAATTCCATCATCAATCAAAATACTTGGTTTAAAATTTAAATTATTTAACTTCTCAACATTTAAGGAAAAGTTTTTTGCTTGAGTCTTTGCATAAAATTCTGGAGTTTCTACGGATAGAATTTTACTTTTAGAATTAGGCAATTTATCAACTGCTAACTGAATTATATCACGAAAATATTGTGGTTGTCCACTAGCAATATTGTATATTTGATTTTCAGATCCACTATCTATAATACATTTAATTGCTCTTGATACATCATCAACATGCATGTAATCACGAAGAACAAGTCCTCCTTCATAAAGTTGAATATCTTCATCATTTTTTAATTTGTTTATCAAAAATCCAAGAACATTCTTTTTGGGTGAAACTGTTTTATCAGTTCCATACACATTTGCAAGACGAAAGATGCGATATTTACATCCAAAAGTTTCGCAGAATGAAATCAATAATTGTTCTGCCGCTCTTTTTGTAATTGAATAAAATCCTCTAGGATCTGGAATATCAGTTTCCTTTGCATCTATGACATCTAACCCATAAACAAATCCAGAACTGACAAAATTAAATACAATATCTTCACCTTTACAATGCTCAAGTACTTCCATAAGAAGATTCAAATTAGTATTGATATCTACATGAAGATCTTCAAAGACATTATAATTTGTAGTTGTACTAATAAAATAAAGAATATCTTTGGACTGTGGTTCTCTAAATTCTCTAGGAATTTTCACAACCTGATCAGAAAAAAGATTGCAAAAGGAACCTCCAATAAATCCGGTTCCACCATAGACAGAAATTTTTTCAAACATACTTTTCACATTCCTCAAATGTTTTTCCTTTCATATCTTTACTGGAAAGAATTGGATCACTAATAAGTCCCCATTCAATTCCTAGATCACTATCATTCCAAAGAAGAGTCCTATCATATTCTGGATGATAATAATCTGTGGTTTTATAACAGAATTCTGCGGTATCAGTTAAAGTATAAAATCCATGAGCAAAACCAGGAGGAACCCATAATTGTAGATTATTCTCGCACAATTTAATCCCAAACCATTTTCCAAATGATGGAGATGATTTTCTCAAATCAACAATCACATCATAAACTGCACCAGAAATGCAACGAACAAGTTTTCCTTGTGCATGTTCAATTTGATAATGAAGTCCTCTCAAAACCCCTTTAGAAGATTTGGAGTGATTATCTTGGACAAAATTACTTACACTGGTAATTTTTTCAAATTCTTTTAAATTAAAAGACTCCATAAAGAATCCACGATCATCCTCAAACTTTTTGTTTGTGATGATATAAGCATCTTTAAGATTGGTTCCTATTGCGTTCATACCATTCAATTGTTCTATCAAGTCCTTGCTCTATGGAAAATTTTGGAGACCATTTCAATTCATGTCTAATCTTAGTAATATCTGTAGAATAACGACGATCGTGCCCTGGTCTATCCTGAACATATTCTATCATATTTTCCTTCATATTCATACGATCAAGAATCATTCTGACCAGATCAATATTCTTGATTTCACACTCTCCACCAATATTATATTTTTGCCCTATTCTACCACGATTCCAAACCTCTACAAGTGCCTCACAATGATCTTGCACATATAACCAATCACGAACTTGCTTTCCATCACCATAAACAGGAACCTTCTTACCTTGCATCAAATTCATAATTGTCTTCGCAATCATCTTTTCAACATCTTGTCTAGGTCCATAATTATTGGAGCAGTTTGTAATAATTGTGGGTAGACCATAAGTTGTATGATATGCCATCACAAAATGGTCACTTGCTGATTTAGATGCTGAATATGGATTTCTTGGCATATAATTTGAAAGTTCAGTAAAATATCCCTCTTCTATAGAACCATAAACTTCATCAGTTGAAATATGCATAAATCTTTCAACTTCATACTTTACAGATAAATTAAGAAGATTTACTGTTCCATTAATATTTGTATGAAGGAATTGAGAACAATCTTCGATTGAATTATCTACATGACTTTCGGCAGCAAGATGAAAGATTGTTTTTGGTTTATGCTTTTTAAAGATATATTCACAATTGTGCTCATCGACAATATCGGTGGCATAAAACTTCATTCCATCGGGAACATTATTTCTATCTGCAGCATAAGTCAGTTTATCAATACATATAACTTCATCATTTGCAGTTTCAATTAAATGATGGAGAAGATTACTACCAATAAATCCTGCACCTCCAGTAACTAAAATAGACATTATCAATCATTCCTTAAAGAATATTTTTCTAAGAGTTGTGGAGAATATTGCTCCACAACAGGTATGTCTCCATTCTCTTCTCTTTTTTTCTTTTCAAGATCATATACCCTATTTCGAATTTCAGTTGAAGAATATTTATGTTTTCTTAAATGATAGAATAATTCTATGTCATGGTCAATACAATACTGCTTTCCTGTAAAATCTCGATCTATATACTCTTCACTTAAAAAACGTATATGAATTGTTTGAGTTTGAATTAAATTGAGCAAATCTTCTTCAGTTTCATACACCAAAATTTCATCAACATATTTACATGCTTGAAGTTGAACATGGCGTTCATATACAGTCTGTACTGGTTTATTTTTAACTCCAGGTCTATCAATCGTTGGATCAACTTGGAGAGCAACTTTTAAATAGTCACACATTTCCTTTTCCATTTTGAGCATGGTAACATGCCCAGCATGAAATAAATCAAAAGAACTACAATTAAATCCGATTTTCATATGCTTATACATAAAGATTATTTCTTTCAGAATATTCTTCAAATTCGATTAAACATTCATCATAAGATTGGAGATTTCCCTCTCTATCTTGATATGTCCATTCCCGATACATATTTTGCGCCATTGACCAATATCCATCAGAAACATTGTGTCTTGACCAATACTTAGGTGCAATAACATTTTTAATGGTGTCACTAGTAAAAACAGCAAAAAATGGAAAACTAGAATTTGATAAAATTATATGCTTAGAATTTTTAATTATAGCATAATCTTTGTCAACAGAAAAGTGGTATGCTGGAATTTCTGGAAGCATGTCTTGAGATGCTTTTATATCATCAGTAATAACCACAAATTCCATATATGGATTAATATTAGTCATATTATTCATAGCATCAATCCAATACTTTCTAGTTAAATATAATTCACCAAATCCAACATATTCTCCACCCCTAAAATTTAATACACAAATATTATCATCAGTATAGTCATAAGTATCGTATTCTGGTTTAACTTTTAACCACTCTTTAACAAGATCCTTATTATGAACAAAATATTTTTCATCCTGCATATTTCCAAAAATCATTGTGTTATCAGAAACATTAACAAGATCTGAGTCATATTTTCTAATATCACAACCATGCGTCATATCATGGTGGCAAGTGTTCAATTTTAATCTTCTATCTTGCTCATAATAAACTTGCATATTATCTGGAACTGAAGATCCCATATCAAGATCCATCCAGTAAAATCCATCCTGATTATATCGCCTATCCCCACACCATCCAGTATCTTTAATACCAAACTCCAATCCTCTATCATGAGCGATAGATCTTGTTGTTACATAACAGAATAGTTGATTCCCAATACCCTGACCTTTAAGAATTTCAGTTGCTAACATCTTTAATCAAATGAGAATATTTGC